TGCCACGCCTTCCGCCTCTGGATTGCGCAGTATGCCTCGAACTCAGCCTCGTCCTCGTCTCCCGGACGATAGTAGCCGTTGCCGTCGTTGATGATGCAGTCGTCGTTATTCATACACGCGTCCGCGATCAGTCTGCGGAGCTGTCTGTCGAGCCTTGCGTTCGATGGCCTTCTGAGCGCCCTGTCGCGCCCTGTACCGATGCGCTCGAAAAGCCGTTCTGCTTGCGTTTTCTCTCTCGGAGGTATATCATTATCTTGTCTATAGATTTGCGCTCCGAGAGGAGTGCTTTTCTTATTCCTCGAACTCATCATCATCTTCCTCCCAGCAGCTTGTCAGCTCCTCAGATCCGCAGTATGGGCAGACATCATACTCACCGAAATGTCTGTCACAGAACAGCGAGCTGACGCCGTTGTAATCCTCATAGCAGTACGTTCCGCTCTCCGGCTCTGAGAACATCGAGCCGCACTCACTGCACCTGAACATTCTCGATAGCCTCCTTGACGAGCGCCTCCTTGAGCTTCGCGATGAGCGCGTCCTTCGCGATGATGACCTCGCAGGACTTATCTGCGACCGCGTCGTTCGCTCTGTCCATGCGGTTAAGCTCCCTTTCGAGTGCCCTTACTGTGTTCTTCAGCTTCTCGTTCTCGGCCTTCAGCCTCTTGTTTTCCGCCTCGAGGAAACTCGTCTCGGGTGCGTCCCAACTGAATACCGCCTTATCGTGTTTACCCATTACTTTTGACCTCCTTGTTCAATCTCTGGGCGAGTTCTACCGCCTCCTTCTCTGTCGTGTAATATCCGCCGTGTGTCTCTATCTGATCGCGGACCTTCACCGCGTCAGTCACGCGGTACGCCTGATAGAATGTGTTCCCCGCGACAGTGACCTCTCTAACCATCCACTTGCTCAGCATCCTCGACCTCCGTTATCTCGATCTTAACCGGCTTGAAACGATTGCCCTCGAGCAGATACCCGAGCACGTTGAACACGTCATCAAGGTCCTTGAACTGCATCGGGACTTCTATCTCGACATGCCCGTATTCATCTTTGACGTGAACGAACTCTTTTCTTATCAGCTTTAACTTGAACATTCTTTTCCTCCTTCCTATCCAGCTACCACAAACATCATGAATCCAATACCGACCCAGCTTATCCAGCACATAAGCCCTTCGATGTCGCTCTTATTCCTCTTAAGCCAGTCCTTCATATCGCGCCTCCTTCCGTTGCTGCCTTTATCCTCGCGGCGATGTCGCGCTGCTCCTTCTGTGCGAGCTCCCTCTTCATCATGTAAGAGACCTCGACGTCGGTGACTCCGAGTATCTCAGCGAGCCTCGTCTGGTTGATGCCCGCCGTCATCATCGCCATTCTGATAGTCTTGTTCGTCAATTAGAATCTCCTCCTTTCTCTCTGACTTAATGTGTAGTAAGTGTCACAGGCTACGCTGTCGATGTTCGTGCGCTTGCCGTCCTTGCCGCAGGTCGCCCACTTCTTGCGGCCGTCGATACTGCCGAAGCGGTTAAGGTCTCTCATGCAGTACATGCAGTCGAGACAGTGAGCCCTCTCGCCTTCCATCTCGTGGCGCTCTGCAAGCGTCTCCGGCTCTTCAGTGATAACTGTGTAGTAGATCCAAAATATCGAGCCGTCCCTTTCGTATGTCGGATTGAGCTCAGCGAGCTCGGTCATCGTCTCGTTGAACAGCATTGCCGTCTCCTGTGGCGTAGAGCCCGATATGACTCTTATCTGTGTGGTTGATTTACGTCTCATAGTGATTCCTCTCATTTCATCCATAAAAAAATGCGCCTACCATAGTGGTAGACGCCCTTTCATTATGCCTGTATTCAGTTAAGTTCCGAAGCCCTTCCCTGTTCCTTAAGGATTATTAAGAAAATTATGATTTTAGGAAGAGTTAGAAATCTTTACATAACGGTGCCGTGTGGCACCGCTCTCTTTCGTCTACCATTTATTATAATACTCCTCCCCTGTCCACATTGCAACGTGTTTATTATAAAAACTTTCTTAACGTTCTATAAGCGGGGTATAATTGACACGGAGGTGATAAACATGAGATGTGAAAGATGTGGAAAAGGCATCGGAGTGACCAGACGCGGCCAAGCTATCCACGACGGATATATCTGTTACAAGTGCCTTGACGAGCTGGGCTTCGACAAATCAACGCGCAGCATGAAAAGATGGGATCTCGCCTACTGGGAAATAAAGGACGGCCCGACGAGAATCAATTATAACCGCGCCGCACGTCAGGGTAAATATGAGGACTGGCTCCGAGACCATCCCGAAATGGTCGCCCGGATCAATGCCCTTTGCGGCGACTCCGAAGATGAGCCGGAAGAAGATGAGGAATAAAAACAAACCACGCAAAAAGACCCGAGACATCAGTCCCGGGTCTGTCTGCGTTTATGGTAAGGAGGTGCCCATATGAGTGCGGGCACTTCGTCCCGCCTATCTTTCGAGGGCCTTCAGCCTCGCCTCGTGGTCGGCTGAATCGAGCCGCAGCTCGTCTATCTCTTCACCGTGCTTGGTGATTCTCTTATCGAGCTCCTGCGTTCTCTGTTCGACAAGCTTCTCGAGCTTCTCGACTATGGTCGTCAGCCTGACTATGTTGCCGTTCAGCTTGACTATCGGAGCGACGATGGCGATGAGACCTCCGATCAGTCCGATTAATCCCACTATCATGCCGTCTGTCATCTCCTCGCCTCCTTTGCTTTTGCTACCGTCTGATATCCTACTGTGCCGTCCGCGGTGATGCCGACCGCCTTCTGGAACGCTTCGGTATATTTTTTCGTGTAGTCGCCGAAGACGCCGTCTTCAGCAACGACCTTATCGTTGTTAAACCAGTTAAGGAATTTCTGCCAGCGCGTGACGTCCATGCCCTTCGCGCCTACCCCAAAGTAAGGCTTGTACGGCAGATTAGCGAAGCCGCAGAACGCGTTCGCCTTGCGCTTGTTATATGTGACGCCGCCCCCGACATTCCCATCCCAAGTGTAAACGTAGCCATTTTCATACTTGACGAAAATACATGTATGTGTAGGTGACTTATTGCCTTTGAACGCGATCGCGCCTACTTCCGCCTTCTTTACGGATGTGGTCAGCCAGCCTTTCGACTTGTAATACTTCATGAGCGATGGAGCGTGCCACCAGTAGCCGGTCTTCTTGCTGTTCAGAGCTGCCAACGGTACGAACTGCGCGAGGCCAGTGTTCACGAGACACCAGCAGACAAACAATGTGCAGTAGCCCGGTATATAGCCGTACACGTTCGGCATCTCGCCTTTTGAATTGATCCCGCCTTTGCCTTTGAAGAACAGCGTGAACTTGTTGTGATACTTCTTTCCGTCCTTGCCGCCGTTGCTTCTCGTGGCATATTTGCCCTTCTGACTTGACGCTGTATCTATCAGCCTCCAGCCGTCATACACGCTTGGCAAAGCACCCTTGTACGGCTCAGAATTGGCTTCTGACGGCTTTTCCTGTGAATTAGGTACTGTCGCGCACCATGCGTCGATTACGTCGCCACGCATGGTCTTCTCATATGAATACCACCCGCTATGGTTACGGCTTCCGCTGTCCATCATATGGAATTCATGCTGTCCGTTCCTGATTCGGTAGCCGTTGAAGGCGATGTAATGACCGCCGGAAGTCCACCTGACTTTACTCGTCCCGCCCAGTCTGCTGCCGAACAGCAGAACTCCTACATGGTCGCCCTTTTCGTTCAGCCGCTTGAACAGTTCTGACATCGGCTTGTCGCCACAGCGGAAGACATCTTTGAAGCCGAAGTGCTTCAGTCCGTCAGTGATCCCGACGCGCTTTGTGCCATCGCCCGCCACGGCGAACTGTTTCATGTAACTGTACACCGTCTTCATTACTGAAGTAGGAGTCATGCCGGCATATTTGGGCAGTTCAAGTACGCAGTGAAACACCGACAGACATCCGCATCCTGCGCCGTTCAGGTAATATCCTTTTCTTGGATATACCCAGTTTTTCCAACGGCTGTCATACTGCTTATAAACTGTAGTGTTTTTCAATCCTCATCACCGCCCTCGATTGCCTCACCGAAATCATCCGCAAGCGGTTCCTCGTCTTCGTAAATGACTGCCCCGTCATTGAACTGTTTAGTGCTCAATCCGAGCAGTGCCGCTATAAACAGCCCTGTCGCGCCTATGGTCGCGCCTATCTCGGTCAGATACGGAAAGTTCCACACCTTGCCGACGGTAAGCCAAAAGACCTGAAAAGCCGGCAAAGCTACCAAAGCGAACCACTTTAAAAAGTCGTATGTTTTGTTTGATAATCTCATGATGTATCTCCTATTCTTCGGCAACATACGTTATCGTGCAGTAGACGGTCGCGTTTGCGCTGACCGTCTGCCCCGCCACGTTCCTGACTGTGACCGCGACTTCGTCATTGCTGTTGATGCTCACAAAGCCGCCGATGACGCTCTGGCTGTAAAAGCCCGCGCCTGTGGCATATTCCATTGCGGGACGAGGAACTCGCGGCGTGACGCCTGTGAAGAAATTGCTCCCGACCTGTACTCCGTAAGTCCTCTGGCACTGACAAAGGATGTTGACCAGTCTGCCGACCTTATACACGTCAATGACCACGAACGCAGTCGATTCCGACAGATAATAGCCGTTGAACCTCTCGCCCCTTATGAGCGAGGTACCGCCGGAGCTGTCTGCGTTGCACCCGTATCGGATATCGTTGCCCGCAAACAGTCCATTACCCGCCCAATCTAACGCGAACGCGTTGGATATTGAGCCCGCCGCGCCGTTGCCGATACGGAGCGGAGCCGCGAGCGTGTCGTCAGGATACGCACCGAGATTCATCTCGGACGTGATTTGTGTGGTCGTGTACTCTATGGTGATGTTGTCGCAGACGAGCTCGCCGAAGCCGTCCGAGTCCTTCGAATAGAAGCTGATATCGAGCGTGCTTGCGTTTGCCTGCGTAACATAAAGCGCGTACAGGTCCGTGTCGCTCAGCGCGATGGATATCGGCAGCGAGTAGAAGTCGAGCGTCGTGACGTCTGTCGGGTCTGCGCTCGGATGGTATGTCACCGATATGCTCGTGAACGTGTCTATCGTTCTGCCCAAGTTTATGACTCCGCCGTACCCGTCTGAAGATGCATAGCCGTATCTCAGTATGTGCGTGATATCGCCGCTTCTGGCATCGACAGAAAAAATCTCATGCCCTACGCCGTCGTTCATGTAAATGCCCGACGAGCTGAAGACCGCGAGCTCGTCTGTGCCGTCACGCATCGCGATGCCGTTCGACCGCGCGAGTAAATTACTTCCGCCGTTTTCAGGATCTACGAGAAATTCCGCCTTCGGAATCTCGGTGATATGCGCACCCGTGTCTTCTCCGCTCTGGGTGTGCCAGAAGTATTGATTCGTGTTCCCTGCTATCTGCGACACTCTTCTCGTAGCCTGTGCGACCTTCTCGACCTTCTCCTCGGTCTTCTGTGTGATGGTCTGCGCGAGCGTGACCTGTGGTTTACCGAGCTCTATCTCGTCGTATCTGTCAGCGAGCACATTAAACACAGTCCTCACGACCTTCATCGTGCCCGTGAGTCCGTACATCGGAAAGACGATGTTCGCCCTGTCGCACAGTCTCAAAGCCGCGACCGGTGCAAGCTGTTTGTACTCTTCTACCTGCCACAAAGCGACAAAATTGACCGTAATGTTCTGATCAGGCAGCCAAGGCTGTGTTGCTGTCAGGTGCTCCGCTGCGAAGTTCTCGAGGTCTGCCTTTGTCGGCTTCTCCTCGAATTGGTCAGACAGGTCAAGCGGCACGTATATATCACGTCCGTTGAACAGCGTCTGGTCAGCTTTGACGGGGTCGCCTATAACCTGAAGGTCTGCGTCGCTCTCCTCGTCCATGCCCGTCCAGAACGGCACAAAGCCGTTATACACGCCTGAGAAGTCGACCTCTCTCTCGTAGTCGATGAGATTCTTTGCGTACTGTATCGTAACGTTCGTATCCTCGCCCCTGTGGGCCCACAGCTTGACAGTGAATTTATCGAACTCATACTCGCCGCCATATGTGTCGAGCAGTGAGCCTTCCTGTCCTCCGAGGAGCGTCATCGCCGCATTAGGTGCGGTATTGATGAATGGCGTCGCAGAAGCAACGTCCGTCCAGTATGTAAACGGATTCACCGTACTGGCGGATGCCTTGATGCCCGCTATCGCCGACGCCGCCGAGCTTGCTGTATATGGCGCGACCACGGTCTCGTTCTGCCTGTAGCTGATGTGATTCGCTTTGAACGTGACCACGCCGTTTATCGGCTCTGTGCGTCCGCATATATCGAACGGCTGGATCTGCCCTGAGTCGTCGTGAGTGCAGCCCACGATTCGCCCCTCTGTTATGTCGCTGTAATGCAGACCTGTCACAGGGTATTCGAACTCGCAAGTGTATACGCCGTTCCGTTCTTCTGTGACTGTGCATTTGATACAATCAACAAGACGCCCAATGCCGTCTCCGGCAAAGGACGTCTCTGTCTTCTCGTATAGGATTGGTATCATTTAATCCTCCAGTGCCTCTCTCACCGCTTCACGCCATCTCTCGGGCACATCGTCTATGGTCATCTGACCTGCCTTTATGCGTCTGCAATATATCCGTACCATGTTTACACCTCGCTTATGATTTCTGCAAGTTCAACTACCGCATCTTCAAGGTCTGACACTCTTTCTGTGAGCGTTACCCCATCTAACTCGTGGATGGTCGGGTCTGCATCGGAATCAGCGACTACAAGCCATCTTGCGTCCTTGTCTTTACAGATTACTTCTGAATGAAGCGAATTGTTTCTGACGTCTCTTAACTTTTTACCGTTAGGTGCTGTTATTTTTACCATCATTCTGCCTCCCAACTTAATACAGGGTCAGAACCCTCTGTGACTGTAACGGTCAACTTGTACGAACCCGCAGTGCTTGGTATAGTCGGAAGTGCGTCCTCGATAACGAGCGGTACATATGAGTTTTCACCGTTAGTCTGACGCACTATATAATCCCCATCTCCACCGCTTGGTGAGTTTGGTGACATCTCAAGTTTCGCCACAAGGTTTACAGGATAATCCGTATCATGCCCTACAGGTACGATGCTGTCTGTGACGTACTCTTCAGTACCGAAATCGTCAACTATCTGCGGTGTCTGATAAGGGTCTGCGGTTTCGGTGGTTGGTGTGGCGAGTTCATAGACTACTTGAAGCGGGTGCTCTGCAAGGTATGCCTTTAACCCATCAAGCGATGTTATGTTTTCAATTCTTATGGCTAACTGCGCACCCCATGAAAATTGTGCAACGCCATATGTGCTTGTTGAGCTTGCAATCTGATCTTGTGAACGGCTTTCAAGATAGTTCGACATTACCGTGACCATCTGTTGGCTTGATACGTTGTTTACAGAACTATCATTATATGAAAATACGTTTGTCAGCCACGTTTTTGTATTCCATAATTCGTCAGAACTTCCATCAAGCGTTACTACGCCACGCTTCCTTGTCACAGTACCATCACTCTCATAGGTATCACCGTCATAGTACAGATTATTGTTCGCATCAAGTTTCGGTATGCCCCTCAATGTCAAGTCGCTGTCGAGCGGATACGAATGCTTAACGTATGGCTCGTATTCGCCGTTGCGTGAGCCGTCCCAACTAAGATTGATGCAGATGTCGTGGTTGTAGGTTGTGCCATAGGCTGATGCACAATAGAAAGTCATAAAGTGTGCATCCGATGGCGTTGTAACTGTAGTCGGTGCGATCGCACCGTAGGATTGCCTTGAAATATAATTTTCGTCAGCGTCATAGAACAGCATTTCGCGGACAACAGACGGCACTTGCCAAAAGTATGTTATATTTGGCAGGCACGGTATCTTGTTTTTACACGCGAAAAAATTGCTGTTCGCAACAAATGCGCCGTTGTTCTGATAATCCCAGTAGCCGTTAATCCACTCCTCGTCCCAAAGGTTGAAGCCGACTGTGTCATGACTCGTCAGACCTTCAACTGACTTCAGCGTACCTGCGTTGTATTCGTAGTACGGCTTTGGGAAGAGCTTTTTGAACCACGC